TCCGGGTACTGCTTTAAGAACTTAGCTGTCCATTTTTTCTCTTTTACGTTGTAAGTAATTGTTACCCCCGGCAATATATTACCGTCCTTATCTGTCAGAGGGGGAGGAAAGTTCGGATTCCTGTTTATCATCCAATCAGGGTCCATATCCCTAACCCACTTTGGCGGTATACCTAATGCTTCTTCTATGCTTTTTAACCACGGAGGAGACTCTTGTGCGCCCTCCCACGGTCTAGTTGGATCTATTGCAGGGGAGATGTCACTCGCTTCTCTTCTCCATAGAGGATTGCCATTTTTGTCTTTTGCCTGATATAGTGATCCCAGCCCCTCGGGGTAAGGTTCCCCCGTGCGAGGGTCTATTTCCATAACAGGAAGCCATCTACCCTGCTTTATTTCCGTTGGATTTTGCCCCTCGGGAAATGCTTCAACATTGGGGTCTTTAGTTATGTCGTATTGATCTTCGCCAAACACTTCTTCAAATATATCAACAACACCTTCTACATTTCTTCTTCGAGTCTCATCACTGTTGTAATCTCCAAGAAGACCCTCTCTAAACCTATCTTGTTCTTCTTCAGAAAGCTCTCCTCCATATATAGCTTCTGCTTGAGCGCGAGTCAGCCCTACGTCTGAGAGTTCTTCATCAGTCATTTCATAGGGATTTAACTCTCCATCTCTTATGTCTTGAATGGTTTGTCCCGTCCATCCTTCCTCATCAACAGCATCGTCATCATCTTCAACAGGATCTTCTGCTGGTTTGTCATAACCAAACATTTCAGCAAGTTGTTCTCTGGTGGCACCGCTACCTCTTGTAAGAGACTCTAATTCTTTATCAGTTAGAGTGTAGGGGTTTAAATTCCCCTCCCTCATGTCTTTAAACTTGTCCTCACGGTCTTTTGCTGTATCTATGTCTTCTTGTTCAAAAGGACCGGGTTGTTGTCCTAACGGGTCATACCTATCCCCCGGTTGCTCTCCTGAACCTTCTCCTCTTACACTTACACACGCATCGGTTACAGGATCACGAACATAGCCTACTGGACATCCGTAGTTATTCTCTGAAGTTCTTTCTTCTGGAGGTATATCCTCCCCCGGCACTGACGAAGGTAGCGTACCTGTAGGCAATCCTGTTGGACTTGTTGGGTCGCCAGTCCCCGGAAACCTTCCTCTAGGATCACCCGGAAGCGCATAGGGGCCATCTGGAGGAAAGCTCCCCGTGTAAATCGGATCGTGCAAGTGTGGGTTTACCTCCCAATCAGGTACGCATACACCCTTTTCGTTTCTGCGTTGAGGGTAGTATTCCCCGTTTATTTCTACATCGGGACAAGAGGTTAAATCATTTACTACATTCATTTTAGAATCACGTACTCTAAAACGTGCGGGTAATCTATTTGATGGTCTGTATTTAAAGTCTTCGTCTGTTGGCAGTGTTGTGTATTCTTCAAAACCATCTTCGGAAGCACCGGGGAAAGCTTCGTAAAATATTTCTCTTCTTACGTTTTTATCTGTTATATCTTTACCTTCTGAATGCGCCTTACCTAAAGCAGATGCCCATGTTATATCTGCTATACTAGAAGGAAATGAATCTCCTCTATAAGTATCTCCCATAGTGGCAGCAACACTACCTTGCCCATAGGGTCCACCAATACCTTCATACGGGCCAACAAACCCATCGTCTTCAGGATTATTGTTTTCGTCTTCGTCTGGAACTACTAAGGTCATTAGGTTATCTCCAGTATGCTTGCTACAACGTGCAGTCTATCGGCTGTGGCTGCAGTTACCTTCAATATCTCACCTGCCTGTACCACAAGAGGGGCGGTAAGTAGTTCCACTGTGCCGTTAGCACCGACAGCTTTGGTCTTATATAGACTAAACACTGCACTAGAAGCATTAGTAATGGTCAGAGTAATGGTATCTGCATTGTTAGAGTCTTCTGACACTATGATAGATTTTACTATACCCGTAGTCAAAGCCGCACAGGTGTATAACGTGGTTATATTAGTGGTAGTCAGGTCTACCTTTGCATTGACGTAAGTATTAGCCATTAACTAAGAAACCACGCATTTGCTTCAGCTTGACTCACTAACCTGTCACTACGAAAGGCTTGGTCTAACTGATTGAAATAAAGTCGGAGTACGTTGTTTATATCATCGAAATATCGCTGATCGTACTCCGAAGGGGGAAGCGGTAGTGCAGGTGCTCTAAACGTAATATTGTAGTCAGTTATATCTATGGGCATTAGCGTCTTCCGTCTGCACGAATGTCTATTCTAGGAGAGCCTAACTGCCAGATTACACCCTGTGCCGTAGACTCTATTTTAAATGTCATCTGTCTGCCTCTGATCCTTACATTTAATTGTTCTGTGTACTTCTCAACAGGGGCTGTCGCTGTGCGTGTAACCGAACCACTGTTACTGCCGCCCTCTGACGTAGGACTATTGATACCAGAGCCTGAGTTATTAAAAGGTGAAAGACTTAGTGTAGCCGTAGGGTTATCCACCGTAGACCCATCAAACGTAATATCAGGCAGTATACGCCTAACAAACGCAAACCTGTCACCATCATCAATATCAAACTGAGCAGAGGATATGTTGGCTGAGATAGCTGCAGGAGTAGCAGTTTCGTTATCATCAACACCGTTCTCATGCTCTACCAGATTGTTGTTATAAGTAGCCGCTAAAGGAAACTGACGTAATCCTGAGTCTAACCATGCGGTTCTGGTTAAAGTACCGTAGTACCATACATCCTGTTGGTAGTTATACACCACGTACTTATCTACAGTAGAGCTACCTGACGAACAGTAGAACCACCATACCTCATGAAAGGCTTCTATTGTACCCGCAAAGACTTGATCTATCTGTTCTGTATTAATGTTATCAAATATATGCCTTCTTAGATCACACCGCAGTTGTCTGGTTCTACCATCGTATATATAAAACTTATCCCTGCCCATCCAGTAGGAAGCACCGTCAGCGTAAGCAACGGAGTTCTGAGAGGCGATAGATATGTTCTCCCCTACAATCTGTGAACTCCACACGATAGGCGCACCCACGTATTGCAAGTTATATAGAGAAGAATCTGTCCACACCAGCACCTCTTGCCGTGCCTGTTGGGCAGTGACGATAGAACTGCCTTTTGATAAACGTAAGCTACCCGCTTGATTAGTGGCTGCAGGAGTCCATTGAACGAGGCTTTCTTGGTCAGACCATCTAATTAACATAGGATCTTGTGTAGAAGACCCCAGTGGGTTAGCGCCAAAACAAAATACAAAACGGCTTACGTCTGATACAAGTGTAGTGTTAACTACAGTAGGTACATCTGACGCACCTCCCAAACTAGATACCAACACGGCTCTATTTGTTGTACCCGCAGAAGAATCCCAGTAGTACAAGGCTCCACCACGAGGGGCAAAAACAAGGTCTTCACCAAACCCAGACTGACTCCACAGCCTTATCTGAGTGTTAGACGATTCACCATTACCCCATGTGCCTCCACCCCATGAACCACCTGACCAACCTATTAATGGTATAGCAGTGGCAGAACCCGGAGTTATTTGGTATTTACCTACGGTAGACCCACCGCCATTACCAGAGTCACTTGAGTTAGCCGTCACGGTACTACCTGACGTATCTTTAGCGGTAACAGTGTAACTGTTTGCACCTACTACAGTGGCTATCTCATAGTCTTGATTAAGCACATCAGCGGTTATTAGGCCGCCCAAAGTAGCCGCCCCGGAAAACTCCACAAAGTCTCCCACTGCCGCACCATGATCCGTGTCAGACACGGTAAGAGTAGAAGACCCGTTGCTTGCGGCAAAGGTAACGTCTCCTGCAGCGGTGGTAGCACGTAACGGAGTGACATCGTAGTATGCGCCACCCTGTCCTATATAAAATTTAAGATTAGTGCCTACCCCTAAGTAGTTTGCACCTGCTAGAGAGATCCAGTTAAAGAGCGACCTGCATACCCCAAGAAAGCTATCTGCCGATATCCGAGTCCAACCACCTATACGTTCAGCATATCCTTGCCTAAAACGTACTTTGTCACACTCGAACCAAGAGTTCTCGTTACTGTAACTAGTTTTCTCTCTGTTGACACCGGGTTCCAGAGCTAACTTTTGTATTGTCATTTACGTATCCGCTAATGCTAACATCCGTATTTTTAGTCTGTGCGCCCTT